TCGCCCATGCTTCACTGTTCACGGTTAGCCAGATATGATCGTCGTGTTGCTCAGATCGGCGAGGCGTCATTTCTCTACTCCGGCGCGCGGCCCCACAAGAATTGATGGGGGCTGTGGCAATGTTATGCCCCTTGGTTTCCACAGATGCAGACAATAGGGGTGACAGTTGATATATTGGGATTTTGGCGGATGAAACTGCACGACGCATTCGTCTTCGCTCCAGAACAGATCCTTGACGAAACACATCTCGGCCCAGTTTGGGGTGCGGTGTTCCGTGGAGACACTGACATGCTCCCAACCTTCACCGTCGCTGGAGACGATTTTCAGCACGACACCCTTCGGCCCCGTTACAAAGAATGCGCCCGTGGTGCCATAGTCCGACGTTGATGCCATGCGACCTTCGCGCACGCGGCCTTCTTCCAGCTTTGATGGAATGATCGATCTCATTTCCTCAGCACTCCTTATCGAGCGCAGCGCGAACGATCTCGCCGATATCTTCCGCTGCTATGTCATGGTCGATAGCGGCAGTCAGACTATCTGGGCCTAAACAGTTGTCCTGATTGACTGCGGAGATGGCGCGACAATCGGCGGCGGCTTCGACATGATACTGGACGCATTTCCGCAGTGCCGCCTCCAGCGCCTCGATGCGCGCCTGAAGCTTGGCATTGATCGACATCGACTGACTGAGCTGCTTGGCAATTAAACCGTCAATCCGCGCCGCACGCTCCAACGCCTCAATCTTGGATACCGGATACAAAGTCAGTATGTCTGGAGAGATCGCCGCAAGGTCGCGAAACAACGCAATGTCGCGGTCATAGATCATGGCTTCGCTTCCCAATACTTGCACGCCGCCCAATCCGCCTTTACCGGCAGACCGTGCCTCATGCTTAGCTCGAGATACTTCTTGCAGGCCAAGGTGCGATATTGTTTTTCTTTAATCAGGTGAGTGCGTGGATCGACCTTGTCCTTGGTCGGGCGCCAATAGCCCCTGAACCGACAGGTTCCGCAAGTCGCGCCATATGGCCCGGTACCGGCAAAATGCGCCATGCCCGGCTTAACGTCATCGGTGTCGGGGACGCCTGGCGGTCTGGTCAAATAACTCATTGGCTACATCCAAAAATGCGCGGCGGCATTCGCGCCCGCCGCACAAGGTGTCCCGCCTCAAGGTCGGTCGGGATTGCTATTTGGGTGAACGTGAGCGCTTCACCACAGCGGTCTTCTTCGCCGCCGTCGCCCGCCTGGACGCGACCGGTCGCTTGTTCTTCTTTGCTTTCTTCGCCATTACCCGTTTCCTTCTCTTCAAAGTTTCCAAGGTCGTCAATTGACGCCTTGATCCAGACCTGAGACGGCCCGAATACACTATCTAGTCACTCCTAGATCCCCAGCTCTTCATTCTCCGCTTCCCACGCGGCCTCCACTTGTTCCAGCTCTTCCATCGTTGGAAGTTTTCGACCAGCCTTAAACTCGCCGCACCAAGCATTGGCATCGGTCATTGGCCATTCATTGATGTAAAAGATCTCCTTGGTCTCCACGCGATAATCCTTGCAGTCTTCAGTTTGGATCTTGGCCATTTCGTCGAGGGCCCATGCGGCTTCGCCGGCAAACTGGGCAATTTCATGCAAGAGTTGCGACGTGGGCGTCGGTGCATGCTTTTTACAAAAACCTCGCACATCACTCCAAAAACCATTCATATTGGCTTTCGCGAGCCGCCTTTCATCTGTCCAATTATCAACGACCCAATAGACGCAATTCTGACAAAGCATTCCTTCGTCAGGTCGCCGGCGTTGTTGACTGGCTCTCCAAATATCTAAACTGTCCATCGGCCAATCATTCCTTGATCCGCGACTTGAAGAACTCCATGGTCTGCGACGTCGATTGCTCCGCAGGGATCATGATTGCTTCGACATGCAGATCCGGCTCGACGCCGCACAGCAGCAGCAGATTGCGTGAGTTTGGATCCAATGCAGGATGCTTATGCGCTTCTGTCTTTTCACCGAACCGGCGAATGAAATCGCGGGCTTCCGGAATCTGCCACAGCTCACGCGGATCCTGGTCATAGCCGCCAAGATGAAGCACGATGGCGGTCGACGGCTTGATCTTCAAGGCGCGCCAGGACAGCACCGCGAACGCCAGCGCCTTGCGATTGAGGTACGGCGCAGCTCCGATCGAAAACACCATCACGGTACGCGCCAGATCCTCGTTACACTGGCCGGAGACCACGCTTTCGTGGGTGCGAAATTTGATGTCGGTCATTCGACATGCTCCTGACGCAAATTGACCTTGCCCTTATCGAGGTATGCCTGGCACAGCCGTCGCACCAAGTCCGACAAACTTATCTTGTTGACCCGTGCCAATAATTCGAGTTGCTCGAAATCATGGTCATCGAACGCGGTGACAATCTTGCGTCGTTCTGTGAAGGTCATGAGTCCTCCTCCGACAAGTCAGAACTGCGTGCACCAGCCAGCACGGCCAGGACAAACGCGCCAATGACAGTGCCGAGAAATATTCCAAGACCAAGCCCCAACCAGAATGTCATATTAACCTCATGCTGGCAGCGACGATGGCGACCTGGGTTCGGTTTTTTACCACCAGCTTATGCATGATCTCACGGACGTGAACTTTGATGGTCGACTCCGGCAGCTCAAGCAGTCGCCCGATTTGCTTGTTGGTCTCGCCGCGGCACAGATGGATGAGGATCGCCTGTTGACGCAGGCTTAATTTCGGATGTTCCTTGCCATTGGCATGATTGCTTTCGAGACGGTCCAGACGCTGGTTCATCTCAATCCGCAACGCTGCGATATCTTCGCGAACGATCTGCATCATATCTTCCGGCCCCTCGGTCATTTTCTTGGCCGGGCTCGTAGATTGTTTGACGTTCATGCCGTTCTCCAGTTATGCATTGCCTACCGTGGGAACGGCTTCAAAATTCACGCTGTCGATATAGGTACGCAATTCTACCTCAACGGCTGGCATCAGCTCCGGACGCCGCTTTATGAGATCTTCCAGCATGAAAATTGCGCCTGCAAAGAACATCGTACGGGCAAGCTCGAATTCTTCCCGGCTAAGCAATCCTGGCGCCTTTGCCAGAAGCCCGGACCAGCCGGCTTCGACATGCAAATTCCTGGCCTGAAATTGTTCGATGATCTCAAGCACTCGTTCTGCGCGATTGGTCATCGTTGGTGTTCCTTAAAGTCGGGGATTTGTTCTCTGAGATCGGCAATTGCCTCCATCCGCGTCATGCCCTGCCCGAACGTCGCGACATCGTCGTGCTCGTCCGGGATAAAGGCAATGAAGCCGTCGTACCTGACGCGTTCCGTTACGACGGTGACATCGTTGACCGGGAAATAGTGGGTTTGCTGCTGATCGGACATGCAGGGGGTGGCCTCCCGCCGCTCTTTAAGCGAGCGGAGGAAAGCATAGTCAAAAAATTTGACGGGTCCAGCCTAAATCTGAAGCTGAACGGAAAAATTCGAACATCGTATACGGGCGTGATAATGATACTTGTCGCCGGTCTGGCTTCACAATAGGCGCCGTCGCATCCGTATTTCCACTTCTGCTCCCAGCGCTCGCGCCAGCTTCTCTATGGTGTCGATGGTGATGTTGCGCTCGCTGCGCTCGATCAAACCTACATAGGTGCGGTGCAGGCCAGCAGCGTCCGCCAGGGCTTCTTGAGATAGTCCACTGGCTTTTCGTGCAGCCCGCAGTTCCGCGGCAAACGATTTACGTAAATTCTTCTTCTTGTTTGACATGCGACCTAACTGCCACATGCACTGTGCTCGGTCGACAGACCGACAGTCGCCATACTAGGAATATGGTATCTGGCGTATTCCACCACCTTCCATAGATCTTGTGCAGGACAGCGCCGGCCGATGATCGTTCTTCGAATCGGAGATCAAGACAGCTCGCCTCAAAAATCTTTTTTGATAATTCCCTCGAACCGAATCAAAGGGACAAACGTTGCCTTGCCCTTGGAGTAATCCAAACCAAGTTGGTGCAGGCCATGAAGCTGCAGCCGCATCCAGCGAGTTTGCCGATCCCAATCTCGCTCCAGGTAGGACGCGCTGCGCTTGCGCGAATGTACATTGAGCTGACTTTGGCTTTTCGCGCCAATATGTTTCCGGATCGGGCCCAAAAACAACATGACTGTAACCTGATCTTGGTTATTCTGGCTGTGATGCTCGGCCACGCCGAAGGTCATCCGATGATCGCCAGCGAAATTGCGCGGTTACTTCAGCAGCCTCCCCGCACAGTCCTGAAAAGGCTCAGCATTCTGATCGATCACGGCCTAATCCAGCGCATCAAAGGCAAATATTACCTGGAATCGAAGTGCGCATTACAGGTGCCGAACCTCGACCGATTCGAATTGATCATGTCAAAAGCCTTCGCCGTGATCGGTCCTCTGTTGTCGGCCGAATCTGCGAAGTGATTTTTCAAAACCAGAATAACTTTACTGCACGCGAACTACTGGCGGCAACTTTTATCTTTTCGGAACCGACCCGTGCAGTTATTTTTTGCAGCTCAATTAGAGATAGCAATGGCTCTATTTCAAAAACGGGGCTATCATTTTTCATCCGACTGCAAAGAAAACTTCACAAACCCACAACAGCATCGAACCATCTCCGGGACGGGGGGGGTAGTGGCTATGAACGAACGGGAAATCCGGCTGATTGGAAAAAGACTTGCGATGGAATTGCCGCCAAGCTCCCGGAAGATCGCCCAGGCAATACTAGCGGTTACGAATCAGGAAGTGCTTGACGATCCTATTCTGTGGCCGGATCGCGACGACGAGGAAGAGGACGACAAGGAGGAGGGCTGAGAAGGAAATAGTCTGGATTCCAGTTTCCGAAGTCGATTTCTCAGCTTTATGGGCCTTACGCGGTCGTAACAGCCCTCGGTAATGTATTCGATTGTCACGCCCTCGACGGCTTTCAGGATCAGGAACAGAACATTCAGCGTGATTGGATATCCGAGTTCAAAATTTGCCCAGCGGCTTCGCGCGATGCCTAGCCTGCGAGCGAACTCGCTTTGATTGTTGCCAGCAACATGGGTGCGAATGACAACGAGTCTTCGCCGGATCGCTTCGCCATGATTTTTATTGATTACCATCTAAACCAAAAAATTGTTGGGAATCACTGATTCCTATATCCGCGGAACCATATGTCAAAAAAAATGAGAGCACCAACGGAATTTTGGGAAACATCCGAAAGTATTAGGGTACTCGACTATTGAGCGGTCCAGAAACTCTTTCAGGCGACTAGTCAAAAATTTTGACGACAGGGTTGACTGTCAAGCTATTTGACACCTAGGATGTCGTCCTCGCGGCGCGCGGCGGGCGATTTTCCCAATGAAAACTCTGACTGAACTAGCTGATGTTGTGAAGGTTTTGGGCGGCCCGAAGGGGCTTGCCGCGCTGACCTCCGCGACGCGGGAAGCGGTCTGGAATTGGCTTAATATCTTCAAAGCCTTCCCGCCCAACACATTCGTCATCATGACTGACGAATTGAAGAAGCTCGGTTACGACGCTTCTCCGCGGCTGTGGAAGATGCGGGGTTCCGAGAAAGCTCCAAGATCTCAAAAATCCCGACCTGTTCAAAAATTGCGCAAGGCCTCGAAGCCTCGCAACAGAGCGCGAACGCGCCTCAAGACGAGTCTCGCCGCAAGTCCATGACGACTCTTCCTCCGGAGGCCGCCATGAATTTTCATGGGGTTAAACCATGCAAGCTTCGCAGCAAGGGCCATGGAGAATTGATGGTCTAAACGATCGGCTGATTGAACTGCGCAAGGCGCGCCGCAGCTTCGGCATCATCGCCAGGGAACTGTCGCAAGAATTCGGCGTCGCGTTGACCAGCAACAGCTGCATCGGCCGCGCTCATCGTCTTGGACTGGACACGCATGAGTGCGCCATTATCACGCTGTGCAAGCCGCCGGCCAGACCGTTCAGGCACATTTCCAGATCTACGCCTCCGACGCCAGTCGACCGGGCGCTCCCGATCGATCGGAACAGGCTGGTGTCGTTGTTTGATCTCCAATTGCAGCATTGTCGTTTCCCGATCGGCGAGTCCCCGAACCTGATGTTCTGCGGCCTGCCGCGGCTCGATGACGGCTGTCCCTATTGCGCTGCGCATTGGCGGCTGACGCATACCGTTGCGCGGGACGGGAGCTGACCATGAACAGTTCGATCCCGCTGCAATCCGTCGCGCTCGCGTTGCCCGAACCGGATCATCCGATACTCAGGATCCGACCTGCAGATTCCGAAACCATCTTCCAGTTCGCGATCACGCACGATCAGCTGCTCCTGCTCAACAAACAAACCGCCGACCTCCTGCTGATGAGAAAACTCCATGAATGATGACGACATCACCGCCAACTACCACCGCGGCAATCCCTACAGCGAGGCGGCGCAGCAGCGCACCAAGCGAAACAAGGCCGGAGATCTCATCCGCATTCTCAAAGTGCTGTTCGAATATCCGCGCGGGCTGACCTGCGACGAAGTCGAAGTGCTGCTCGGCATGCGCCATCAAACTTGCAGCGCGCGGTTTACCGACATGAAAAAATTCAACTGGATCGTCAAATGCGGCAGCCGCCTGACACGAACCGGAAGCCCCGCCGGCGTATGGCGAGCGGTAATGCCAGCTACCGGTCTTCCGTTATTCGACCAACCGCAGGCGCCAACACCATGACCTGCATCCTCGCTGTCGATCCAGGCTTGACAGGCGCCATGGCGGTGCTGATGACCGGCATTCCCGATCGGGTGGCGGTTTACGACATGCCCGTGGTCGACGGCGAAATCAACCACCACCAGCTTAACCACATGATCCGCTCGTTTGCACCTGACGTCGCCTGGATCGAGCGCGTCGGTCCAATGCCGCGGGATGGCGTCAAGCAAGCGTGGCGGTTTGGTTCAGCCTACACCGCCGCCCGCGTTGTGGTCAGCCTGCTCAACATTCCGACCACGCTGGTAACGCCGGCGCAGTGGAAGAAGGCCATGAAGGTTGCAGGCGGTCCCGACGGCAAGGAGCAATGCCGGGCGCTGGCGCTGCAGATGTTTCCGGCCTGCGCCGAACACTTCTCACGCAAGAAGGATCAAGGACGCGCGGAAGCCGCGCTGCTGGCTCTGTACGCCGCAAAAACTTTTTACAGAAACACAGCACAGGAGCAAAGCCATGAAAATCATATCAGCCAGTGAACGCATGAAGGAGAGACGAGGTGTCAAAGCCTTGATCGTGGGCCCCGCTGGCGTCGGCAAAACCACCCTGCTGCGCACCCTCGACATAAGGTCCACGCTGTTCCTCGATCTGGAGGCCGGAGATCTGGCTGTTCAAGATCTCGACGTTGATACGTTACGTCCAGTTACCTGGGATGATTGCAGGAACATGGCCTGTTACCTGACCGGACCCAACGCATCGCTGCCGCCAACTGCGGTCTACAGTCAGGCGCATTACGACGCGATCGCGCCTGACTTCTCCGACACTAACCTCGCCAAATATGACACCTACTTCATCGACAGCATCACGGTTGCCGGCCGGCTGTGCTTCCGCTGGTGCGAACAGCAACCGGAAAGCGTCAACGATCGCGGCAAGAAGAACCTGTTGGGCACCTATGGCCTGATGGGCCGCGAGATGATCGGCTGGCTCAATCAATTGCAGTTCGCGCGCGGTAAGAACGTGATCTTTGTCGGTATCCTTGAGAAGGAGATTGACGAGTTCAAGCAGGTTCATTGGGATCTGCAGATCGACGGCGCCAAAACTGGGAAGGAATTGCCTGGAATCGTCGATGAAATCCTAACCATGAATTATGTTGACTTCGGTGATGGTCAGCAGGTGCGCGCGTTAATTTGTACGCAGCCAAATCAGTGGGGATATCCAGCCAAGGATCGTGCCGGAAAACTGGACCTTCTAGAAGAACCAGATCTTGGAAAACTGCTTGCCAAAATCAAAGCGAACGTACCGCGTAAGCCTGTTGATCACTCATTCCCTCCTTCAGCGACAACGGAGGCGGCATGACTTATTACACACGCAATCTTAGCGGTCAAAAATTTGGGCGATTAACTGCAATCCACCCAACAATAGAGCGCAGTAAGATCGGCAACGTCATGTGGCTCTGTGTTTGTGATTGTGGCATCGAGCGCTCGCTTCCATCCGGATATCTTCTCAGTGGTAATACGACATCATGCGGCTGTCGCAAGAAAGACAACACTCGAAGGATGGGTGAAGCAAACGAGAAGCACGGGCTTTGTTTTACACCAGAGCATCGTGTTTGGATCAATTTGCGATATCGCTGCAACAATCCGAGAAGCAAACAATATCCATACTATGGCGAGCGCGGCATTAGTGTTTGTGAACGCTGGAATGTGTTCGAAAATTTCCTATCAGACATGGGCAATCGGCCAAGCCGTCTCCATTCAATCGATCGCATCGACAATGATGGCGATTACGAACCGGGCAATTGCAGATGGGCAACACCTAAAGAGCAGGCAAATAACAGAAGACCACCGCAACGTAAGCAAACTAACGAAGGAGTAAGTACATGTTAGATTTCAACACTGCTGAGCCGCAAAGGGATATGAGCCTAATTCCGGATGGAGAAACGGCCGTGGTTCAGATCAACGTGCGTCCTGGTCATGCCGGCGAGGGCGGCTGGCTCAAGCGCAGCAAGGCAGGCGATAGCGAGATGCTCGACTGCGAGTTCACCGTGGTCGACGGCCCCTATGCCAAGCGCAAGTTCTGGACCATGTTTACCCTCGGAGGGACTACCGAGGGGCAGCAGAAGGCCGGCGATATTTCCGGCTCACGGATCCGCGCCATCTTGGAAAGCGCACGGGGCGTCAAGCCTGACGACCAGAGTGACGCCGCCAAGGCTGCGCGTCAGATCGGCGATTGGGGCGATATCGATGGCCTGCGCTTCATTGCCAAGATCGGCGTCGAGAAGGGCAAGGACGGCTTCAAGGACAAGAACGTACTGGAGGCGGCAATCACGCCGGACCGCACCGCCTGGAAGAAGGTAGAGCAGACGTTGCGGCAGGCGACTGCAGCGGCATCGATCGGCAGCACCTTTGGGTCCGCGCCGCCGCCGGTGGCACAGCCTGGCACCATTCAGAAGCCTGGGTGGGCACGGTAGTGAAGGGGCCGGTGCAGAAGTTGCGCGACGTCGAGGCGGAGTGGATGGCCAAGGCCACCGACTCCGCCATCGATGGCGTGCGTGAGGCCATGGGCAGCATCAATGGCCGCGCCGCCATCGGCTCGCTCTCCAAACTGGAGCTGGGCTGGATCGCCATGGGTGCGGTGTTCAACTGGATCAAGTGCAAGAGCGAACAGGCGGTGGCGGAAGGCGTCGGCTATGACGAGACCATCCGCGCCATGAGGCTGCTGCCACCACCCTGGGAGGTCGGCGCGGTGACGTCAATCCTGCCAGCGTTGGCCGATGTTGAAGGCGTGCCATGGGACAAGCCTGTCAACGAATGGTCGAAACAACAGATCATTTGTCTCACGTGGAATGCTTATCAGCTGGTCAATGCAGCATTGCAGGCACGCGATGCAGGGAGTGCGGACAAGCTGACACAGAAGGTGCCGCGCGCAGTGGCCGAGCGCGAGTTCAACGCACGCAACGGCGGGCCGCTAATGTCGCGGAGGGAAATGGATGACGACATCCCGTTCTGAAATGACCGACAAAGAATTCAAAGAATTGTGTGGGTTGGTCAATTTGGCTCATGCCGACCTGACGCCTCTGCTTAGTGAAGCGGTGGAGAAATCCAGTTTGCGATTGAGCGACGATGACGAGATGTTTGACGCTCATACGCTTGGCCACGTCACAGCGCTGCTGATGAAAGCGGTTCAGGTCCGGTTTATAGCACAAGTTGCCGTGGCTTTTTACGGGAAGCATGATCTGGATGCATTTGATGATTTTGACTGGGATCAAGACCGCGCAGCGTTTATGAGGCTTGCTGGTGATATGTGGGACGACTGGATGGGGATGGCTCACGATGCTTGACTTCAATAATCCCACTGCAACCCCGCTCAACGACGCCATCAATACAGCTCTTGATGCGGCTGCATTAGTCGAAGAGCGCGAGCAGCACCGGGATTATCTCGGCGCTTCTGCGATCGGTTCGGAATGTTTGCGTAAGGTGCAGTTTGACTGGACACGCGAGAGCGTTTTTCCAGCCAGGACAAAGCGCATCTTCAATCGCGGCCATGCGTCGGAGGAGAAGATCGCTGGCTCACTGACGGTAGCCGGTTTTATGCTGGAGCGTGGCACGGAGCGTTGTGGCTTCAGTGCTGTCGACGGCAACTTCAGGGGCCATTGCGATGGCATCATTCATTCCGGCCCTGTCATCGAAGGCCTGGAATATCCCTGCCTGTGGGAGAATAAATGCCTGGGCGACAGCGGCTGGAAAAAGATCGAGAAGTACGGCCTGCACGCCGCTTATTCGGTCTATTTTGACCAGTGCCAGATTTACATGGGCTATCTTGGGCTGGATGAAAATCCGGCGCTATTCACCGCCGAGAATTCCAATACCTGTCACCTGCTGGCGCTGACGGTGGAGTTTGACGCGACTGCAGCTCAGGCGGCTTCGGACCGCGCGGTGGCGATCATTCGGGCGACGCAAGCTGGCGAGTTGTTGCCGCGCATTACCGACAAGGGACCGGAAGATTGGCGCTGCAAGATGTGCAGCCACAAGGATTGGTGCTGGAGCCTGACGGCATGACCGTAATCTTCAACAACAATAACAAATTCGACCTGCAACTCAGTGCTTCGTTGGTGCGCGAGCGCGCGCTGGGTGAGATTTTCCAACACGCTATCTTCGATGGCGCACGGCCAGTCCACGTCGAACTCAAGAGCGAGACATGGCAGTGGGAACAGACCGGCAACATCTGTATCGAATTTCGTCAGAATGGCCAGCCATCCGGCATCTCGGTGACTGAAGCCGATGTCTGGGTGCACGAACTACGTCGTGATGGAGAAACGTTGTGCTGGCTGATGTTTCCAATTCAGCGCCTGATTAACCTGGCCGATGAAGCCTACAGGGACGACCGTTATCGCACTGGCGGTGGCGATGGCGGACGGTTCTGCAACATCCTTATTCCGCTGAAATGGGTGCTGCGATGAATTCATCAAGCCTGCATGAAGGCCAGCAACCAAGAGAGGATTGACGCAATGAACATGCTGGCTGAACTGCCCAACGATCTCGTTGCGATAGGTGAAACGGCAGCACGGGCTTTCGTGCGCGGCACCAAAAAGTTGAAGGAGCAGATCGAGCCGATGGCGATCGGCCTGATCGAAGCAAAGCGGCGCTATCCCAAAACAAACGATTTTGGCAAATGGTTGAAGGGCAGTCCCTACACTGAACTTAACAAGGATGATCGGGCTGCATTGATCCGGCTGGGTGAAGACTGGGATGACGATCTAGCTGCGCGTTTTGCCGAACTCGATTCCTATTCGCCTCAACTGATCGCTCGTGAACTTCTGACTTCTTATAATAAGAACTCAGACGAGGATGAAGACAACGAAGACAACGAAGACAAAGAAGACGACGAAGAAGAGAGCGGCTCGGAGTTTTATGGCTCCGATCGCATCTCGCGCAACAATGAGGCGTGGGATACCATCGATCCACGTCTTGTCCAGTCACTGGTTGCAGGGGTTCCTATCCTGAAAGAGTGTATGGTTTGGGAACCGTCTGCTGGATGCGGCATGATGGTTGACCAACTAGAGGCGGCTGGCGTCAGAGTTCTTGCCGCAACCGATATCGAACCGCGACGGCATAACATCGTCAAGCTAGATCTTCTTACCGCGACCGAGATGATTTCCGGCGCCACCGCAATCATCACTAATCCACCATGGGGACGGCTGGCCGCGCCATTCGTTCGTCATACGCTGAAACTGGCAGAAGCACGCAAGGCTATGGTCGCCATGCTGCTGCCGTTGCCATGGATTACCGGCCGCAAGATCTCTGACATGACTGGAAGTCCCGGTTTCGATGTGCTGGTCGTGCCGCGCTATCGCGCGCGATGGATGACAGAGGAAGAAGAAGCGGAATTAGAGGGCGGGCCATCGGCTCCGAAAATGAACCATGTCTGGCTGGTGTGGGATTTCGCCCGCGATCCAAAGTTTGTGCCAATCATCAGGTTTATCGATGCACCTGCCGATGAGGAGGTAGAGGAATGAGCAGCATCATTCGTATGGAACGCGCAGAAGCTGACTTAGATCGGCTTGACCGCGAGATAGCAGCACTGATCAAGGGTATGCTTAAACGCGGCGACAAGCAGAGTGACATAGCCGCGTGCTTTCTGATCAATGGCGGTCGCATTTCCGAGATCAACACCGGCCAGCGGTTTTCGGATGTTTTGCCTGCACCTGAAGCCGAGCTGCCGCCATGCGCGCCGTATCCATCGCCCTTTGACTTATGGAGAGCCAACCGTGAGACGTGGCGCGCACGGGTTGCGCTGGAAAAAGCGCTCGCCCTTATTCAAGAGGCGATGGTGGCTGTACATAAGGTTGAACAGCGATAACCATAATCAGCGATGGCAGGCTGAATATGATCGATTTTAATTCAGCGCCGCTACAGGATGAACTGCGAACTCGTGACGACGATTTCGTGGCCGACATCCGCGCGCGTTTGATGGCGTCGGTCGAGAGTTTTGTGACCTGGATCTTTCCGGGCCGGGTGCTGATTGGCAGGGGCGAGGCCAGGATCGGTAATATCATGGGCGACGCCGGCGAGAGCCTGTCAATCTGCCTGGCAGGACCAAACGCCGGACAGTGGAACGACTTTGCCACCGGCGAGAAGGGTGATCTGATCTCGCTGTATCGCGGCTACATGCGCTACTACGGCACGGTGGATTTCATCCTATCATTGAAGGAGATTGCCAAGGACTTCTTTCGTGACCAGATCGAGGTCGAGCGAGCGCCGTGGCAAATGCCCAGTGCCAAGATCGCCGAAGATAAGGTTAGGCTCGGCACTAAACCGCGTGACAATGAAGGCCTCGGGGCCTCGGTTGCTCAGTACAGATATTTCGACATCAACGGCATCATCATCGCCAAGGTGCTGCGTTACGAACCGGATGGAACGCGTAATTCGAAGACGTTCCGGCCGTTTTGCTTGAAGATGGGCAACGATGGTAAGCCCCGATGGACGGCGGGTGTGCCGGATATCAGGCCACTGTATCGGTTGCCGGAGATTGCGAGTGCGCTGTCGGTAGTACTGGTCGAGGGTGAGGGTTGCGCCGACGCATTGGTTAGGTCTGGCATCGAAGCGACGACAGCGATGAGCGGCGCGAATGCGCCACTCGACAAGACCGATTGGTCGGTGATGGCTGGAAAGACAGTGGCGATCTGGCCTGACAACGATCTACCGGGATTGAATTTCGGGAAGAAGGCTGCCGACAAGCTACTGACGCTGGGTTGCCGAGTATTGATGGTGCAGGTGCCGGCGGCCAAGGCGGTGGGGTGGGACGCCGCCGATTGTGTGGGGGATGGCGAAGATCCATTAGTGTTGTTGGATGCGGCGGTGGAAGTGGTTGGACAGACCAAGCCAAGTGGAAACCTGTATGACTATCTCGACATCAAGCAGATCAAGGCCAAGCCGGACCCAGTATGGCTAATCGATGGACTGGTGAACGAGCGCTCGCTGGGCTTTATCTATGGTCCGCCAGGTTCGTTAAAGACGTTTATCGCGTTGAGCATGGCGCTTGGCTTCGCTACCGGACGGTCAAAGTGGTGGGAGCGTGAAATCCGACGCGAGGGGGCGGTGATCTATCTGTGCCGGGAAGGCACTTCAAGCCTTAAGTTCCGCATTATGGCCTGGGAGCAGCACCACAAGGTGGTGGCCGATGACGGGCCGTTTTATCTGATCGAGAAGAGCATCAACTTTATGAAACCGGAAGATATCGGGGTCCTGCTGGCGACCGTACAGGACATCGTCGATCGGATCAGAGGGCCGGTAGCGGCGGTGTTTGTCGATACGGTATCGAGGGTATTACCTGGCGCCAGAGAAAACCTACAGGACGATATGAGCCTGTTCGTGGACGCCTGCGAGGCGGTTCAGAGGGCGTTCGGTTGCGTCGTATTCGGGGTCCACCATACCAACAAGGCCGGCGGGTTCCGGGGGTCTACCGTGATGCCTGGCGCCGGCGATTTCCTGATCGAGGTCAGGCGCGAACCTGGAGCTATGACCGGCTCTATCTTTGCCGCCAAGATCAAGGACAGCGAAGACGGCTGGGAACAGAGTTTCAGGGTCGAAAAAATAGAGGTTGCAGAGGGCAAGGTATCGCTGGTGGTCGACCCGATGCTCAACCCTTCCGCCGCTGCCGGTGGCGGTAGCGGTTGGCCCTCACGCGCCGTCTGCATCGAGATCCTGGCGGCCGTTCACGAGCAGTGGATCAAAGGCCAGCCATGGTGCTTCGCGGCCAATTCTTCGCGTGCTGCAGTGCCAAACATCATGAAGCGGTGGAACTTGAAACGGTCGGTCGTGGTCGACATTTTACAGAGCTGGAACGCCCGCGGAGTGGTCGAAGAGACCGTCCACGGCACTCATAATCATGTCACCGGATATCGAAAACTGGTCGATTTGTGACTGCGAATGTTGCAGCGCACATGCGATAGCCGGACTGTAAGTCATTGAAGTTATGGCGAAAGTAGATTTGCGAAAGTAAGCGAAAGTAAGCGAAAGTTGTACTGTAAGTGCTTGATATTACTCACTGCGAAAGTAGCGAAAGTAACCGTCCCTCCTACGGAGGGATGAGCCCTTCGAAGGCTCATCCTCGCGAATTACGGAGGGCGTACAACCTAAACGAGAGTTAATTCTGACTTCTTATAATAAGAAGTCAGGCCTGGAGGACGGAATGATCCAAACCAATCGCAAGCCGCCGGACGAGCTGGCGGACGTCCGGGAGCGGATCAGGGAACTCAAGGCGCGCGAGGACGAGTTGCGGGAACTGTTGATTGCCGGCGAGTGTGAGCTGGTCGGCGACGATTTCGCGGCGGTGATTTCCAAGGTGGTCTCGGAGCGGATCGATACTGCACGGTTGCGTGCAGAGTTGGGAACGGAGCGGCTGCGGCCGTTCCTGGTTCCATCGGAACGAACGGTGGTCAATGTCGAGCGGATGAAGGGGCAGGAGCCATGACCAACGAAGTCACTATCCTTGAAGGTCCGAAGTGAACAATACAAGAACAGGCGATCTACAGGATAACAGTTTTACGGTCTGTCTGGTTCGCGCCGATGGCAGTTCGGAGATCGTGCGCCGCAATGCCTCTTGCTATGATGCCGCGAAGGAATTCTGGCATCGCAGCAACAATGTCAGCGCCGTGAGCGGCATCGTGCGGCAGGTCAGCATCGTTGACAATTATGGCTGCACCGATCTGGCGTGGGAATTCGGGCGGGGCTACACGTTCGACGGCGAGACTTTTCATTCCAAGCCGGTGTTGGTCGAATAGGGCGGCTGCGGAACCAGCAGCGCGGCTCGCCCATGCGTTATTTCGGGGTGGAGGCTGTTGGAGTAGCCTGGGGACAAACGCCTCTCCACGAGCTTCCTATCGGGTTCCATCGTGGTTATGGGTGCATGACCGGTAAAAACAGCTTACCGATAACCAATACCAACATCGCGGTATTGAATGTCAGGATCCACGTATGTAGGCGCAATGTCGATTTGACGTCGGCGAGTTCGCGGTCGAATTCCGCCGCTTCGGTTGCAGCTTCGCGCGCCGTTTCGTCGGAGACGATGGCAGCTTTAAGCGCCGTGTAAAGTTTAGCCATCATGATGGCCATCGGGCTTTCCTTGCGTCAACTTTAGTGACCAATCGCACTGAGCATGAGAGCCCCACCTCCACCAAACACATAACCAACTATTACGAGCACAGCGATCAAACCGACAGTGCGTAAGAACTTGTTGCCGTCCATCAAGTCCGTAATGGTTTGCTCGCGCCTGGCTCGGCGATGTGCTTTCTGTGATGCGTGCATAGCATCTAGAACAGCTTTTTGAGCCCGCATAAGTTCTGGATCTTTATCGTCAGACATTTTAAAATTCCTATTGGTTGGCAATATTGGCACAGGATTGCCGATTATGGGGCGGCACGAGACCGCCCCATAGGCTGCAATCATCGGGATAATTTATCCAATTGACCGGTGGCCTCGAGCGTCCGGTATCCGCCGTCTGAAAACCAAAACAAAACAGTGCAAAGCGCGACAGCGTTCATTTGAATCGAACGTTAACCGTGCTTTTGGTCACCGTCGTACCAGCAGCCGGCGCCTCATTATCGAACAGAACCCTGCCGTGGCCGATCTGCTCATATTCAGGACGGCCTAACCACTGCAATGCGCGGTTGATTTGCTCGGTGGTGCAAGGCTTGGTGCCGCACGGACCGGCTATAGCCGGCAGCGGGATAGCGAGAATCGACAAAGTTAAAAGCGTATATTTCATTGGGTTTGTCTCCTATTTTACAGTTTGTGAGCTGATTGCCGATCAGATCAGCCAACCCATCAGCATTACAGCTGATGCCCACAGCAACAACATACCGAGCATCCACAGCAATAATGCCAGCGGTAGCGACAGCTCGCGGTTGGTTTGCTTACTTGACACTGGATTTCTGGACGTTGTTTTCCCAGTTATCATAATACAGGAAGGTATCACGGCACCAAGAACCAGTGATTGATTTGCTGAAGGCGTCGACGCTCAATTGGTAAAGATCGGAATCCAATCGATCGCCAAGATCGCGAATCAGATAATGCGACAGCGCCTGAGTTAATTCGCCTAGCGGCGGCGTGCTGCAGGTTTTGTTATAGGCGGCGACGGTAACCACGAATTTGAACTTGTCGGCCTTGGTAGTCATTGATTGGCTGGTTCCATTGTCGCCAGCATTTGCTGCTGTTGTTAGCGCGGTAAGGGTCGCGGCAGTCAGTAACAAGCGTTTCATAGCGGTGTTTCTCGTTAACGGCAGGATTGCCGGTACTAAGGCGCGCGATGTCGCCTCAGTGGCTGCAATCATTTGGTGGCGCGCCATCTCACAGATGAAATAACCAGAATCGGCCGATGGCGATGCCAACACCAAGCGCCGTCGCGATCGCAAGAACCAACTGCACGGCGAACTTGCGGTTTTCCATCTTGATTTCTTGCCGTAGTCGCTCGATTTGAATGGTCATGAGGTCAATCCTTAATGCCTGTTCGCGAGTGTTTTCGATTTCGAGTTCGGTTTTAGCTTGTTCCATCTACCTCTCAATTGTTTTTTCCCGCCAATGTTTTGTGGTCTGGCGCCAGTTCATGGCTGATTACGGTTAGCCGCTCCCAGATCTTCCGGTTTGGATTTGGTCTTGAGCATGAGGTTGACTAGGATGGCGATGGTTTCAGGCACGTAAGCGCGTTCGCCAATCCAGGAGCGAACGGTTGCTCCGCCGACGCGAATGGTTCGCGCGAAACCGCTTTGCGAGAACCCGATTTTTTGCAGCTTGGTCCACAGTTCGGGTCCGCTCATGTCGCTGGCGTGGGACGGTTTAGGCTTGGGCTGCGGCATGGATGGCTGCTTTCGTGGTTGATAGCGTGTCGCATCCTTTAGCATGTGACAGGCTAGAATTTCAAGAGCTATTTCGCGGTTGATAGGGTAAGGCTTCTTCGGTTGCGAGCTTGAATTCCGCCGCGTCAATTGAGATTGGCAGCCATCGCCTAGCTAATCCCCAATAGTGGGCGCGGCGTTTGCCGCTCTTGTCTGTTGAGAACCGGATAACGATTTTGCGTTTGACCATTGGGTTTATCCTTTGAGATTAGGCATTAGCTTCTAGGCGAGCGCGGGTTCGCGAGTAGGCGCGCATTTGCCCGATACCGCCGTGAGCGATAATGGCGATTGAGATTTTAGCTTTGGCCGAATGTCCACCGCAGGCTTTGCAGAGCGCGCAAGTGGTCGCATAGCCCTTTTCCATTGAAGCCGGGCAAGCGATTTCGTTTGCAAGCTTGTTTTCAAAGGGCAGGCGGGTTCGGAAGGTGCGCCAGCCTAGTGCGGTGGCGGCTTGCTGCTCTTCCGCCGTGTCACAGCTTGCCATGCAATGGCGCTTGAATTCGGGGAAGGCGCGCCATTGGTGAGTGTAGCCGGCTTTGGCTTTCACCTTGCGCAGCATGATTTGCCAGACATCGGCAGGAACGGCCGCGGAGTCGCCATAGGTGCCAAGTCTCACGGCGTGATCGGCAAGGTATTCGCAGGCCTGTTCGGGCGAAATCTCGGGATAGATGCCGCGCTCGAACCCGTCGTAAACGCCAAGCGGCCCTTGCCCGATCACAACGTAGCAGGAACGGTCCTTCCAGCTGTTCGATGTCGTATCATGCCAGCCGCGATGCACGCATGAACCGCAAATAGACTTATCCAAGCCTTGGCGAACCGCATCAACCGGGTTGATATCGTCGCGCAGGATGTAGGTGGCGACCAAGGCGCCGGTCTTGGAATTCTTGCTAGCTGACGTGACGCGGGTTGCAATGGCGACGATCGGCGAGCCGTCTAGCATTGACGGGCCACGGTAGAAGATAAAACCATTAGGCGTTTTCATGTTCTGGGTTCCTTAGGTCGTTATGACCTAGGACCCATATAGACTGTGATAATCTAGGTTGTCAATAGCTAGCTTGTAAAAATCTAAAGATATTTTCCGGCAAAGAAAAAGGCCGCTCGAAAGCGGCCTTTTGGTAAGGAGATGTTGGCTGGCTTATTATGGAGTTACTCCACTAAGCGCGAGATAGCTGCGGGCTTTCTGCCATTGTTCACCGTCGTTTACGTTCCAAGCTTGTGCTTTGAGTACTTGCAACTGTTTGACGGTGCGAGACGTCCAAAAACAAAGCTCACGATTAGCGAAAGCAGGATCAAGTGAAGCGGTCAGGTCATGATTAGCTTTGAGTTGTTCCCATGAGAGAATATCGGCCCACTGAGACATTGATCAGGCCCTCCACATTGCAGCTAATTTGCGCGGGACTTCGTTTTGTGCGGTTTCAATCCAGCTCGGAATCGTCGGATCACCCATGGTTTGCACCGGCTTGCGGTTGCCAGTGGTGCGATAACCTTTCCAGCGCTTGTTTTTGAATTGCTCAATGGCAAGGAAATATTCGCGCTCGCCGTTCTCGAATTCCTGATGATAAACTTTGCCTGCTTCGAAGTGCATATCAATTTCCCTTTTAAAATTGTGATGAATTAGCTCGCAGATTTTGGAGGCGAGTTAGTCCATCTCGGTAATTAGCTCATTACCTTTCCAGATTTGAACCAATGCCAAGCGCTTGGATGCTTCGCTTGCAATGCGGTATTGTTCGGACAGCATGTAGCGGGCGGTTTGCTTGGCTTCTTTGAGGGTGTCCGCGAAACGCTCGGCATCACAGCCTTGATCCGAGTCGGCTTGGAAACCTTGAAGTGAGTAAATCATTCGGGGTGTCTCTTTTTAGGGTGGGTTTGATCGAACAAACACACACTAGCCGATTAAAACCTAGGTTGTCAACTGCTAATCGAAATATTTCCAAATTATTTTGCAAGCGCTGGAAATTGTGCGGGAAAGTTATGTCTCGAGCCGGCGAAACCTCGAGAGCTTCGAGCTGGTTCAAATCCTCGAGCGACACTCGAGCCAATCTCTCGAGGGATCATCTCGAGGGATCATCTATCTCGAACGCCTTCTCTCGAGTTGCCTTCTCGAGCCGCCTTCTCGAGCTGCCTTCTCGAGGTTTTTTCACCCTCGCCGCCGGGTTCCAGGACCGGTTTTCTTATGCACTGTAACGTGAATTTACGTTTTATCGATCGATTGATAGATTAATTAGTAGCCTTGGAGACCAATGGACAGATCGGAAG